ATATAGCTGCAAGTGTCGCTCCAGCGAAACTCTCTCGGTCTCAAGAGACATGTCCGGATAAGCGAACTGCCCCTCCTCATAACCAAGTCCCACAAGTTCTACCTTGTAGTCCTCGATAACCTGTGTAGCTTCAGGCTGCACGGTCGGTGCCGAAGGACCATGGATGGGTTTTAGACCGCCTGTTTTGGTATAAGGCGGGACTACAGACCCTCTATCCACTGTCTTTCTTTCTTCGCAGGGTACTCGGGTGCTTCCCTTTCCCGAACGTCGCGTCGGACGACGCGAGCGGACAGTGTCCGTTGCGAAAGAGCAGACGCTCGCATTCTCGTATGAGTTCCGATGATAACGCTCGTCGTCGAAATCGACGTAGCGTGACCGTTGAGCTGGAAGGTTCATCGAATCCAGGATCATATCCTGGAAGATGTCTTCATCACGACGGGCATTGCCGGTAACGCCGAAGCATTCGACAAGTCCATCGAGATCCCATCCATAAGTGGCCTCTCCGTTGTTGAGCACAATCGCGTATTTACCATCGCGCATTGCCTTCAAGGTCACAACACCTCCACGCCACTTGTGTTGACGGTATTGTTCCTTGTAGGATGCATCGGCGTACGTATAACGCTTTCGGTTCTTGGAGGCGCTCTCCAGTCCAGTACCGACGTCAATCAGGTACTGAATCAATTCGGTTCGCACAGCGACATTGTGATCGCCTGCAGCACTTACGTGCATGCCAACCACGCTGTTGCCACACAAGAGGATCGATCCAGAGAATCCCTTTTGGGTGCTAGCAGTATGGTGCAGAAATTCATGCCCTGAGTTAGGCAACGTCTTCCCGCTCGCCGAAACGAGCAGTCCATCGCCAGTGAACCCAACACTGTGAACCTGCTGGCCATAAGCCGATCGCACCTTAGTGGACGCTTTGGTCAACCCAACCTGAGACCAAACCTTCTGATCAACCTCGCGCGCGAAAGCGTCAATATCGTATGCTGCGATGACGTTTTGCTCGGGCGCGAAGAAATCATCGGGCGCTCTGTAAAGGTTCGCACGGTCGATCTCGTAGTTCCCCTTCTTCGTTACCTTAATGGAGGCGAGGTAAACTCTAGCAGTGGACTGATTCAACGTGTTGCTGCAATGACGCGCAGTCACGAGATAATCGTCCATTCTCCAAAAGACTCCGAAGAGCTGGATATCCGAGTCGCCGGTCGTAACCAACAAAGCTCCGATTGGCTGGGCACGGCACGGAAAATATTCCGAGCCAGGCATGGCCATCTCGTCTTGGTGGCAACCAGTTCCTTCATCCGATGCTAGGAGTTTGTACTCACGCCCGTTGACGCGGACGTTGTACACAAATCCCTTCTCACTCAGCAT